AATACCACCGCCCGTGGTGTCATCCAATACGCTTGGTAGAACCGCCGTGATTGAGCCAGTGCCTGTGCCGCCAGCGCCCAGCGTGACCTCATGATCGAGGCGATATTGATAACCATCGGCCCGATTTAACAGGCTCCCAGCGGCAATCACACGGCCTGTAGTGCCACTAAATTCGACGGTAGGACAGGTCGCGGGGTTGGCGGGCTTGCGAAACACATCTTTCAACGCGGCCCAGGCAGCAAGATATTCATCGGTGGCATTATAAGGCGTGGATTGCAGCGCGATATAATCCAGATAGCCATAATGTAAATGCGCCATTCCGGCATCAGCATCACTGATCACACCGATATTGGAGAAGCGTAATAAGTTACCGCCTGTCTTGAGTTCTGATTGAATATAAGACAGGTTGCGCTGGCGCAGTTCGCTTAATGTGGGGCGATTAAATGGCATGTATTAAGTCTCCCATACCCATGAAAATTTAACTGAAACCTGCGCTTTTTCGGGTTGTTGATAGTTGATAATGAGATTGAGTCGGTTGGGATACACTATCTGAGCATTGGTGCTGATTGCCGTCACCACTCCATCATCAAATAACCAGGCCAAGGCTTCATTGGCATAGTCTTCAGCCTTTAACGCGACTTTAGTGGTGAGTTTTTCCCGACGAAGTAACCATAGGCGGGAGCCTATCTCATATTCTGCTCCGGTATCGGCCCACCACCCGCGCCGATCATCGCTATCGATACCATCATCTGTCCGGGCCAGCCGGTCAGTAAACAGGCTGATCAGAATGGCAGTCTCTAAATCATT